ATGCCAGGCGTAACAATTACCACAGCAGTTAGAACAGGTCCTACAAGTACGACGGTGCGCGCTTCGTCGCAAGCGTTTTTTGTTGGGCTTGCTCAGCGTGGTCCTTCCGATGAAGCAGTTCTTGTAACAAGTCTCGCAGAGTTTGAAGAAACATTTGGTGGATATGTAACATACGCATACCTTCACCCAACCGTTCAAACTTTCTTTGAAGAAGGTGGCACGCAGTGCTACATCGCAAGAGTCGTAGGACCTGGCGCAACTTCGGCACAAGTACTTCTTAACGTAGGTGGCGTTGGTGGTGCCAACTGTATCCGACTTACGGCAAATGGCCCTGGCGACTGGGCACATGACATGGATATTGAGGTCGTTGCCAGTTCCTCAAGCAAGAACATTAAGTTGTATTACAACGACGAACTTGTTTACGCAACAGGACTCAAGACGACAACCGCTGCTCTTGTTAATGCAATTAATAGCAGTGCAATTGCTTCAAAGTACATGACGGCTGTAAAGTTGACAGACGGAATGCCGGAAGCAAGTGCAGCAACAGCATTTGGTGCTGGAACATTCACTGACGGTAATGATGACAGAACCGAAAACACGGTTGACACTACTTTCACTGCATTTTCTACTGCTCTTTCTTTGTTCAACGATTCTTTTGGACCTGGTGCAGTTTCCTGCCCAGAAACACACGCAATCAACGCAGACCTTATTGCTCACGCAAATACATACAACAGAATTGCAATCTGCCACCTTGCAGAAGCAGCAACTGGAATTACTGCAGCAGCAACTTCGCTCGCTGCTGAAACTGGTTCCGAGCATGCCGCTCTCTACTACCCGTGGGTATACATTCCAACGGACGTTGCTGGTGTAACAAGATTGATTCCACCAGATGGTTACGCTGCTGGAAAGCGTGCACTTGCACACAACCAGACTGGCCCTCATCAGCCATACGCTGGTCTCATCTCTGCTGCTCGTTTTGTTAGTGGTGTTGAAGTTGACGTCGATAGAACTCTTGGAGATTCGCTTGATACAGACTACGTAAACGCAATTAGAATTATTGCCAACACGGTAAGAGTCTACGGAGCGCGTTCTCTCTCACTAGACACAGACAACTTTAGATTCATCACAACTCAAGACACAGTCAACAGCGTTGTCTCTGAGGCTAACGCTTCAATGGAAGACCTAATCTTCGCTGTTGTTGATGGTCGCGGTGGTTTGTTCTCCTCAATTGAAGGAAGACTGACCGGAATCTGCGAAAGAATGAAGGCTATCGGTGCTCTTTACGAAGCCGTTGACGCCAACGGAAAACTTATTGACCCTGGTTACTCGGTCAAGTGCGACAGTTCAATCAATACGACTGCACAACTTGCAGGAGGCACAGTCAAAGCGCAACTCGGTGTACGAGTTTCGCCAATCGGTGACAAGATTGAAGTTACAATTATCAAATCAAATCTAACATCAACTGTTACGGTATAATTAGGAGTAAGCGATGGCTAAAGTATCACAGAGGCAAATCCTCGCAGAAATTTCACCAATTGGCGCAACTTCGCCAAAATGGACAGGGTTTAGATTTGCGCAGGTTTCAGGTGGCGAAATTACGGCATCAGTTGAGAAAATCTACCCAGGTGGAGCAAAGTTTCCCGAAGTTCTTTGCGCGCCAGCAGAGATTGGTGACATCACGCTCACTGCTCACTACGACGACGACAGAGTGGCATCAGATACTCAAACCGGTATTGCAGCCAAGATTAAGGCACTGAGACCACTCATTGGTCGCGTGTACTACGACATCACCGTCACAACTTACGATTGCGACATTGTTGTTCAGGGTCTTGACCGTACCTACTCAAATTGCCTTCTTGTTGGAATGACTGAACCAGATGGTGACTCATCATCCGGTGCTCCAGCAACGTTTGCTCTTACATTCGCTGTTCAAGGCGTTGTCTAAAAATTAAATAAACGTTTTACAGCCTAGTTGCATTACTCATGTGATGTTGTGCTAATGTGCTGTTATGACAGAAAACAACTCCCTTTATTCAGAGCCTGATTCACCAAAAAAGGCTGAGCCAAAGACTCCATCAATTCCAAAAGTTGAAGAACCAAATGTTCTTGCCCGCCTTAAAGAAGTAATTCAGAAGAAAGTTGAACGACCAGTCGTTCGTCTTGACGTCCCAGAACGTCCAGGTGTTTCTTTGCGAATTAGTCCAAATATTACGCAACATCAATTGCGTCAGTGGCGTAAGAACTCCGGAGAAGACAGCAAGGCCGGAATGGACTCAATCAAGTTCTCCTGCTACGTAATCGGAAGCACCACAGTAGGTATTGTTTTTGACGGCGAAGAAGTTTATGACGAGAATGGCTACACAATGAACTTTGCGGCAGCCGACATTCTTGCGATGACAGATACGACTAGACCAATCCCAGAAGCGGTTCGCGCATTCTTTGGTGTGGACCCTCACCTTGAAGCCGCTGCTCTGGCGATTCTTGACGCTTCCGGTTACTCGGATACAATTGACACCTCGGACCCTACGACGGAGTCTTCGGGGAGTTAGTAAATGACCCCCTAATCGTCTCTGCTGCGCGATTAGGTGAACTGTTTGGAACAGACCCCGTAAGACTCCTTGATTGTAGCGATGATGAATGGCTGATACGCCTTGCTTGTGCTAAAGTGGTTTCTAACGACCGCGAAGAACAACAAAAAGCGCAAAAAGCGTAAAAACCTTTGGTCGCTCATGTAATTCTGGAGTAGCCCATGGCCGAAGCGAAAATTGAACTACAGATTGATGTAGACGGTGCCGCTAGGGCTAAAGCACAAATCAAGAGCGTTGAGCGTTCTGTTGACAAACTTGAGAGAAGAATCAATAAAATTGGTTCTGGTTTTGCATCAAGCACTGGGGGTGCTGGGGGTGCTGGGGGTGCTGGGGGTAGTGTTACCAAAACCCTTGTTAAATGGAAACGCTCGTTTGACCAATTTGACAAAGCAATCAAGATGGTTGGAACTATCGGATTAAAAGGTTTGAGTCTTTCACTAAAGGGTGCAACTATAGAAATGGCAGCCATGGGCGCTGCAATGCTAGGTGTTCATGCTGCTTTCCTGCTGGGTAATGGAGCCATGAAACTCATGAAGTCAACCTTGGGTCCACTTGCTGCTGGTATGGCCGCTGTGGTGGCTGCTGCGGCTGCTGCGTCGGCTGCAATACGTGAACAGCAAGCGGCAATGTTCGCATACAAAACGACCAGCAAGGGTCAGTTCGGTTCCAGCCTTAATCAGACAAGACAAGTAATGCGTGGCCTTCATGCTGACGTTGACCTTGCTTCTGTTGGTGTGGAGAACTTAAATGCTGCTTTTGCAACTATCTCAAAGACTTCAACCTTCACAGGAAAAAGCCAAGGTCTTCTTAAAGGACTTATGGACTTCGCTTCAGCAGGTCAACCGATTGAAGAAGGAATTAAAAAAGCAGCAGACTTGATTGCGCTTCTTCAAGATTCAAAGAAATCATTCTCTGAAGCGAAGACTTCGGCACAGCAGTTGTTCCCAGACAAAAAAGCAGTTGACAAAGCATTCAAAGACTTAAAAATTAACAATAAAAAATCTCTTGAGGCAGCAATTACGTCTGGTGAACTTGCAAAGGCTGCCGGTCTTGAAGGCCAGTTTGAAGCAGTATCTGGAACTTTGATTAGCAAACTTAAAGGATACTTTAATCTTCTCAAAGTTCAATTTGGAGATATGGGTCAACCACTTCTAGAGCCAATCAAGAAATCAATGTTTGAGATTTTTAATATTCTCAGTCGTGGGTTTGCAAAAATTTCAGGAAGTACACAAAGATTTGGCATGACATCAATGCTTGATGGTCTTGTAAGTATGGTTCAAAAACTTACAGACCTCTCGGTTAACTTGATTAACGAAAACCTTGGAACAGTTACTGGGATGTTTGAAAGAATGGCTTCATGGTGGAAAGAGTTTAAGTACGGCTGGAACGAAACGCTTGACAAACTAAGACCTTTTATAGATGGTGCACGTGTGATTGAAAGCATGTTTGGCGCAATTTGGGTGCATGTCAAAAATATTGCCGCATCAAGTTTTGGACAGTTCAACGATTGGCTAGTAAATAACAAAGCAACCGTAATTGAGTTCGGAGATAGAATTGGTGAACTCATTGGCGAGATAATGAAGTTTCAAACAGAAATGAAAAAGTTGCTACAGGACTTAATGCCATTTATTAACGATGTTGTTAAAGGTATTTCTGCAATGGTTAGCCAAATGACCAGTTTCATGAAGGGTATGCGTTCGTTGAGTGGCGGTGGAACCATAGGCGCACTCGCAATGCTTCTCGGCGTTCGCACCGGTCTGAATGCAATGAAGAACACTAAGGGTGGAATGGTTGCAAGCGCTGTCACAAAAAACGCGACCATCAATGCCCCTAATGCAACAATTGTTACTAGCGGAACTCCTGGTGGCGGAAGAGTGGTAACCGGTCCACCAGCAGGTGGAATGGGAGGAACTCATGCATTACCGCCTGGTGCAATACCACCAACATACCCGCCTATTACATACCCGCCTGGTGTAATACCAGGACAAAGACCTGGAATGTACTACGGAACTGGTGGTAATTTTGCTTCAAATACGGGTGGTCCAATGGGTCCTGGTGTAATACCTGGAATGTACTACGGAACTGGTGGTAATTTTGCTCAAACTACAGGTGGACCGATGGGTCCTGGTGGTCGTCCTGCTTTTGGAAACGCTCTCGGTCCTAGCGCTCTAGGAAGAATAAGCGTTCCTGGTCGTCCTGGTCCATCGTCTCCTATTTACAGCGTGGTACCAAGTGGAACCTATGACAACCTTGACCCAGACGGAAACCCAATTTACAACCGACGTGGTTACAAGGTTCGTGATTCACGAATTAAGAATGACAGATTGCGGAGAATGTCCGATAAATACAGACAAAAATCTTATGACATGTTTACTGCGGACGCAGATGACCCCGACGGCGACAAGTTAGCCGCTGAAAAAGCAAACAGAAGAGTTAAGTCCGGCCGGAGACAAGGGCAATTTACTACAAGTTCAAAACTAAGACAAAGAGCAATGGCCAACCGCGCTGCTCGTTCCGGCCCAAGGCAATCCAAGGGAATGAAAAGATTTGGAAAGTTTCAAGGTTCTGGTGGCGCAAAGATGGGAACCTCGCTTGCTCTTGGTGCAATGTCGCAGTTTGCTCCTGAAGAAGCGCAAGGTGCTCTTGCGCTAGGTGGTGCCGTTGGTGCAATGAACCCACTCGCAGGTATTGCTGTAGCAGGTCTTGGAACCGCATACAAAGCAAAAACAGCAACAGGCGGTGCAGTTAGCGGCCTTGCAGGAGGTGCCGCTGCTGGTGCACTTATTGGTTCTTTTGTTCCAGTTATTGGTACAGCGGCAGGTGCAATTATTGGTGGTCTCATTGGTGCTGTTTCTGGCGGAATCATGGGAACACTAAATAAGAAGAAGGAAGAAGTTAAGAAGTCAAAAGCGGCTGCTGGTGAAGTAGCCAATAGTATTATCAATAATTCTTTTTCATTTGCTCTTGATGCAACACGTAGGGAAACTGGTGTTGGAAGAAGTGCCACCAGAGACATTTTAAAAACTGCATCAAAATATCAAAAAAATCTTCTTGCAGATACGGCAGGAGTTCCGCTCAATAGAAAAAACTACGCTGGGATAGTGCCAGACGTAATGAACCGCGGTGCAACTGGTGGTCAACTTGGTTTAGCGTTTGAAAGCGCAACTGGAAAAAGAATGCCTAAGTTGATTAGAAAATATGTTGGCAGCGCTACTACGAGTTTGGACATAGCGGGGAACATCTCTGCTGGCATTATCTCCAAACTTGGTGGTAAGAGCCTTTTGGATAACAGGGTTTTAAACCCTCTTGGCTTTGGAACAAACAACAAAAAAGATGTTGACAGACAAAAGCAAGAATCAAAATTAACCGAGATTTATAGAAACCAATCAAAGTATGGTGTTTCATATTCCAAAACGCAGTACGAAGACATGATGAAGAAGCCTGGTGAGGCTTTGAGAAAAATGCGTACAGATATGGAAGTCAGCGAAGCAGCAATGGCTCCGCTTCAAAAGAACTACAACAGTCGTCTTGACGCTTTAGCAAAAATTACAGGAAAATCAGACCAAGAAAACATAGCCCTCGCTAAAACGATGGGCGTTAACTTGATGGACAGTACCAAAGACTTCAACGAAGTTCTCAAAGAACTTGGCTTGACCACAGTAAAAACTGCTCAGCAATTGCGAGCAGCGACAACAAGTGTACTCATTGATGCAACATCGCTTTTTGATGAAGCAAACAAGTCTATTCGGGCTCCTGAAATAATTGATGAAAGGTCGGAGTCTTTTAGGGAACTAGCAGCAGGAGGTGGCGGAAAAACAAGCCTGGAAGCCCAGAATACTTTTCTGAGTGACCAACTAAAGAATTACACCGCATATTTTGGTGACGGAGTAAAGGCACTTGCACAATACCGTTTGGACTACGAACAAGGGGGAATCTTTGACGAAGGGAGAACTTTCCAATATCTTGACCCAAACAAAATTGGATTTGACAAAAACGAAACATCAAAAAAGTTAATTGATACAGTAACCACACAATTTGGAAACGATTTGGGCACTCAATTAAATAAAGCACTTCTTGGCCCTGATGGCACTGGAAAGTCAATTGATACAGCGGAATTTACTAAACGATTCAAAGCAATGACCCCACAACAGCAGGTAGCACTTTCGGATGCTGCAAATGCAGAATTTAAATTGCCTAGTGGTGCTGCTGGAAAAAACTTGATTGATGCAGCAGGCGGCGACTCTACGAAAGCACTGCTAGACATGATTGGAATGAGTGGCTTAGTCACTACAACGGCAAGCAAGCAGGAAACCATTGACACAACAAAACTACCTGAAGCAATTGGTAAAAAAACAACAGAATTAATTGAAAAGATGAAAGTTTTTTTTGAAGACACAGACAAGGCAACTCCGGCTTGGTACGACACTGCTCCTTCTTGGTGGGCTGACCACGATGACACGACCACCCCCCGTGGGCAGGCATTTGGCGACACAACATCTAGTCGCCTTTCTCAGACGATGGGTCGCCACGCCTCAATGGATAGCGCATTGACCGGAAAAAGAACAGTTACCTCTGGATACAGAAACTATGGTCTTGGCTCAATTAACTCCGACCATGTAACCGGAAGAGCATATGACATTGTTGGACAAAACCTTGGACAGTACCAATCGCTCGTAAAGTCAACTGGCGGTTTTGCTGAATTCCACGGAGTTAACAAAGCAAGACATCTTCATGTTGTTCCTGGTTCGGGTGCAATGGGTGACACTGGAATGCCAGTTGCTGGTTTGCCTCAGCAACCATTAGTGACCAGTTCTGCTGGAAGAGGCAATGAGTACAACTTTTATGTAACTGGCAATCAAAACGCTTCGGCAAAAGAAATAGCAGACATGGTTATGCAAAAAGTAAAAGAAATTGAACGTTCTAACTCGGAGAGAAGATAATGTCAAAAGAAGGTAGCGCTTATCAAAATCCAATTAGATTTTATTCAGACAGCGGTGTTCTTGTATGGGAAAAAGGCAAAAAAGCATTTGATAACCAGGTTCCAGGAAAATACGCAGACGACCCAATAACTTTTGTTACTTATGTATGTACTTCGTATAAAACATTAAATAAAGAACCAGTCTGGGCAGCGATTAACGCTGTGACACTAAAACCAGGACCTCCATACAAAGTTCTTGTTAATTCCGGCAAGGCTGGAAACAAGCCGTCAACGGTTACTGGCACTGGAACAAAAGTTGAATACACAACTGACGTAGTGCTAAAAAGATTAAATAGAGGAACCAAGTACGACATTAAGAGTTGGGGTTCTTTTATATTTATCAGTATTACAGACTCTGATTTTAAGTTTATAAACGGTGAATCAGCAACTGCCGAACCAACAACTACTGTTGCATCAACTGGTGCCGACTCTAAATTGGTAAGTGTTGTTGCCAATCCCGTTATTAACAGGGCAGAAGTGATGGCTTTTTTAAATGGGGCATCTGACGGTAAATGGGGTTCAAATCCAGCCTCGGAAGCCGCAGTGGCAAGAATAGTAAAGAATACAGCAGCAGCATCTGGTGCTTCGGTTTACTCTAGTGGTTCACAAAACAAAGGTACATCCGCAACAGCCACACGTGCCGCCGGACTATCTGCATCAACGGGATTGCCTCTTTCTTCTGGGTCTTCCCCATCAACCGAGTCTTCCTCAACACCCATCGCCGACGTAAAAAACCCGAGCGCTCCTCCTTTAGGAAAAGGGCCGTTACCTCCAACCGGCCAAACAACTGCAATTTTAAATTTTTTGCCGGACAGAATAATTGGTGGGCAAAATACAAACCTTCCATACATACAGCAAACTATTACAGATTTTAATTCAGTTACCAATACTCGTGAAAGAATAATTAGGACTCACGTATTTAACATAATTCCTAATAGTTTTGAATTTACTCAACTTTCTTCAGTGTGGAACGAAGTTGAAAGAAGTGGAAATTATGCAATGGTTGATTGGTCTAAATACAACTTAACCAAGTGCACTTTTAGATTTTTAGTTTCTGGCAAAAGAACAGACGTAGTTGATGCAAACACCAGTAATGCTAAGTCAACAATAGTCAATGACGGTCTTGACGTTTCGATTGATGAACAAATAGAAAATTTAAGAGCAATGGCTGGCGGACCATACCCGGTAATTCTTCATAATTTAAATACATTGACCGCTACGTCTTTTAGATTTCCATATGTAAATAACACACGCAATCTTCAGTGGGTAATTGCCGACATGTCAATTACCGCAACAAGAATGACGCCAAACGGCCGCAAGATGGCAGCGGCTGAAGTTTCAATAACCTTGAATGAATACCCAATTATTGCTAGAGATATTATTGCTCTTCCACCATTGAATCCATCAAAAATTCCTGTTCCAAAAATTTGTAAACCTAAACCGTGCAAACCGGTAGACCCCATAAATGGCCTCACAACGCCTCGGTTTACATTTTCAAGAGACATTGCTACTACAGAAAAAACTGGATAATCTAGGTAAAAATGTTTACATCAACATCACTACAAATAGGCGATTTAACACAAAAACAAATGGCGACAGTAGCGTCAAACTTGCTGACGTTAAATATTAGTTACACAATGGATATGGCTAGCCAATTGTCTTTCACCATAATTGACCCTGGATTTGAAATGGCTTCTAATAATTACTTTGTTATTGGGCGTGATGTTGTGTATGAAACTACTGCAATATCAAACATTAGAGTTGCTAACTCTTCCTCCGGTACTTCAGAGCCAATAATAAGTAGATTAAGACACGTGTACGAAATTGTTTCCGCCAGTGTCCGACAGCAAGGCAGCGCATCCCCTCAATGGACGGTTGAGGCTATGCCAAAAGCAATTCAACAAATGAAGAGAGATAAAAAACCAAGTTCTATTGGTGGTTCTGGTTACACCTTTGTTCAAAAAGCGGCAATAAAATATGGTCTCAAATTTGTTGGAGAAAAAAGTGCAAGAATAAAAAGTGCTTCCAAAAACTCGGGTGACGGTCAACAAGATTCAGTATGGACCGTAATCACTAGCATCGCGCAAAATTCTCAATATGTTGTATTTGTTGCCGATGGAACTCTATATTTTGGTACTCATAAATGGCTTATGTACAAGTGGGGAACTGTAAAAACTGAAGGCAAAATAAAATTAAAAAACGGTAAGCCGATAATTGGCAAAAATCAACTTCCCGAAAAATATCCAGACAGATTTTTTATACCAATGGAATATGCTCCCATAAATAAAGAAAATAATAGGATATTTGAAGTTCTAAGTCTTCCTTCATTACGAAATTCTGGTAACGACCCACTAGAGGGTGATGGCAGCCTGCTTGTTGCGCGAACTAACGGTGTTCAACTAAGACCAGGAATGACAATAAGAATAAATAACGTTCCTAATATGAGTAAGTTTTATTTAATTACTAGCGTTTCTTATGGAGAACAAATAACAGACCCTGTTTCTGTTGAGTTTAGAACGCCAGAAAGATTAAAGGTAAATGGCAAAGAACCAAAAATTCCCCAACTACCAATAGGTAAAATATTTAACAGTGAATATTTTCAACCTTCACCAAGACTTGGGGTGACAAGCGTTGGTCTTCCGTCTTTTAATGAAAGAACTCCACAATTTTCTGGAGTTGGTACAACAATAAATCCAGTTGGCCCTCAAAATGTTGCACGAATTCCAAACTCTAGAAGACTTCAGACTTATCCTATTTCAAAATCGGATTTAAATTCTTTTAAGGGTTATAACTTAATTCCTGCAGATATTTTAGTTGCTGGAAATATTGACTGTTACAACAGACCTATTAGTCTTGAATATGAGTACGGAGCGCTGGCAGGTCCAACTTTAAATCCTCATGTCTATTCAACAACAGTAGCAGGAATTCCTGGTGCTACATTTATTGGGGCTACGTCAACAACATCACGAGCAATAGGGGTAGGGTCAAAAGTATTTACAATCACAGCAAACAGTTCTTTTGCAAACGGTCAAAGAGTTCGTGCTTCCAGTACAGCAAACTCGGCAAACTTCATGGAAGGCATAGTTGCGGTTTCGGGAACAACTTTAACAATGACCTGCGATACGATTGGTGGTTCTGGGACTCTTGCTTCGTGGTCGTTTTCCATTGCTGGAGTGTTCGTCATAACAGAACGTCTTTGGTGCGACAACGTTCCGACAGTACTAACGACAGCAGAAGCAGAAACAAAATATGAATCAGAAGACTTGCATCATGGAATATTTCTTACTGAAGCAAAAGCCAAAAAATATATAGAGATATTAATTGAAGTACAAAAAAACGTTCTTAAAAATAGATTTCCGAAATCGGCAGAAAACATACTTAATAGAACTGCAAAGCCGTGGACGATTGACGTGCCTGTATACCCAACAGGGGGGCAGATATCAGCAGCAAGTCTCCCTGCTACCCTTTACCCGTCATCTGGACCAACTCCGCTTGTGGCTGGAAACATTACGCTAACTTCTAGACCTTTGGTAAAAAATACCAATGGTTCAATTAGTACTTTGTTGAGTTCTTATTTTAACGACGGAGCCAATGAGGTCGTGTACACCCCAGTTATTAACGGAAGAATTTATTCAGATACAGACGCTCGGCAGTACTACTTAACTACCGGACAACATTTGGGAAAATTTGCTAGTGGCAATACTGCTGATGCAATTACGTATATTGAAAACCTTAACACCATTCAAGTAACATGGTTAAACTTGGTTACATACGAATCGGCACCGGTCCCATACATAGGAGTTTGTGGTGGTTAATGTAGTAAACAGAAGCAAGGGGTCTTCACATCCAAGCCCAATGGGCGGTATTTATGTCGGCATTGTAAAAAAAGTTGCCGCCGATGGAAGAGTGTTTGTATCAATACCCAAACTGGGAAACACGATAGGACCACTACGAGTTGCTAATTCAAACACGAATAGCCCTCTAGTTGCGGATGAGCAGGTTCTTTGTGCTTTTACAAGCATGTCTAACGACGAAATGTATGTAATTGGATACATAAACTCAAGAGACATATTTACCCCAAACTTAACTACCCCCACTGCCGGACAAGCGCTTAAGTATGACGGAACCAACTGGGTTAATGGAAACATATTTACCCCAAACTTAACTACCCCTACTGCCGGACAAGTGCTTCAGTACGACGGAACCAACTGGGTTAATGTGGGTTATGATAATGACCAAGCAATTATTTCTTCACAGATGTTTGGTTAACAAAAATGGCTACATACTCAAAACAACTACTATCTGGTAGCACAAACGGAAAACAAATAAAGGTAGTCGCTACCTCTGGAACCGGAACACTTATACACACCGCAGTAACAGGCACGATAGGGCTGGACGAGGTCTGGCTTTATGCCATGAATACCGATACGACATCTAGGAAGTTAACAATTCAATGGGGCGGAACTGCGTCCCCAGACGACCTGATTGAATTGACTATTCCTGCTGAAAGCGGCTACACCCTTGTTGTTCCAGGATTACTTATTCAAAACTCTTTAGTTGTTGGGGCTTTTGCATCAACGGCAAATGTCATTGTTATTGGCGGATACGTAAACAGGGTTCTGTAATGAGTTTTGGTCCAAGAGCATTGCCGTCAACCCAGGTATCAAGATGGTACAGCGACGCAATTGTTGTCCCAGGTCGTTCTCCTTTTATTGCTACTGGCGGAACAGAAACTACGTCGGGTGGTTACAAAATACACACCTTTACATCTACTGACGTATTTACCGTCGTCAGTGGTTCGAACAGTGTGGATTACTTTCTTCTTGCTGGTGGTGGAGGAGGAGCGGGTTCTTCCTTTGAGCGTTGCGGAGGAGGCGGAGGCGGAGGCGGAATAGTTACCGGAACAGCCGCTGTATCGTCCTCTGTTGGAACTTATTCAGTAACAGTCGGTGCTGGTGGTTCAGGCTCTGCCGGTAGTGTCGGAACAAATGGCGGTGCTTCCACTTTTGCTAGTACCAGTGCCCTGGGTGGAGGTGGAGGAGGAGCAGAATCTTCTGGTGCTAATGGTGGCTCAGGCGGAGGAGGCGGAATGGCGGTATTTGATGCTCAGAACCCTGGCGGTACCGGAACCGCAGGTCAGGGAAATAACGGCGGTTCAGGTTGGGGTTCTGGAAGCGACGGAAACTTTCAAGCAGGTGGAGGCGGAGGTGGCAAGGGTGCCGTTGGTGGAAACGCTTCTCAAAGCGTAGGTGGCAACGGTGGGGCAGGTTCGGCTTATTCCTACAGTGGCTCATCTGTTACCTATGCAGGTGGAGGCGGTGGCGGAAAGCGTACGTCTACTGGCTCATCTGGCACAGGAGGTTCGGGTGGTGGAGGTAATGGTGGGAAAGCAAATGTTGGTGTAACTTCTGGTACTACAAACCTTGGCGCTGGTGGAGGCGGAAACGGCATCAACTCCGGAACTGTCGTATATGGCGGTAACGGTGGTTCAGGTGTTGTGATTATAAGGTACCTAGTCTGATGGCACATTTCGCACAACTAGATGAAAACAACATAGTCACGCAAGTTATTGTAGTTGCCGATAATAATTGTCTTGATTCTGAAGGCAAAGAATCTGAAGAAATAGGCATTGCTTTTTGCAACAATCTTTTGGGTGGAAGATGGGTGCAGACTTCTTACAATAACTCTATAAGAAAAAGATACGCAGGGCTTGGATTTACCTACAATGAGGAGTTAGATATATTTATCGCACCTCAGCCAAACTCGGATTACGTCTTAAATGCTAACTATGATTGGGTCTCGTTAGAAAGTCTTTGAGATTTTTGTGAGATAATACTGAGATGGACTGTCTTTCCTTCCCCATTAAATTTACCGATACTGGCCTTAAGCGGCTAGAGGAGGGAACTTTTGATTTCTACAAACAAATCTTGACAATTTCTTTACTTACAGAGCCAGGGGAACACCCAATAACTCCAGAATTTGGCATTCTTGACCCATCTTTTACTCCGATTGAACCAGAAGACTTTATAATCAATGCTGCAAGATTTGTTCCCGAAGTAGACATAACTGGCATAAACCCATCATTTACTCCAAACGGTGGGCTTAGTGTAGAATTTTCCTTTAAGTTGCGTGGGTAATTGGTATGCCAATAGATTTTTCAGAATATGTTTACTTAGTCCCTTTTGACGTTTCTCCAACGGATGTTTATTTGGACTCTATTGAGTACGCAAAAATTGCGCTGCCTGAATTCCAGCCAAGACAAGGAACGCCAGAAGATGCAATACTTCAGGCTGTTTCTTATATATCAGCGCTAAATATTTCAGCAATTAATAGACTTCCCGACAGACTTATGGCTGGTCTGGTGGCGATGATGGGTGTTGGGATAAATGACGGTTCTCAGGCAATTATTGATGTTGAATTCACATGCATTGACTATGACGGAGCAATCGTCCCACAAGGAACAATCCTTAGATATGACTATGAATTTCTTGGAGAACAAAAATCTGTTTACTTCGAAACAACAGAGGAAGTAACAATTGCTTCAGTTGTTTATACCGGAACGGAAGCGCTACCCACCGAAATCGGGGAAGCGCGAGCACTTGATGTGGGAGTAATCCTACCGATTCCGATAGGAACCGATTTGCAAATTGATACTCCAACATCAAACATAATTGGAGTAACGGTTGATGATTTTGTTAGTAACGGAACAAGCGCTGAATCAACTGAAGAGTTTTTAAATAGGTCTGTCCAGTTCCTCGGTTCACTGTCTTCATCTTTTGCTCGCGCGTCTCAAATTGACGGCTATGTATTATCGACTTTTGCCTCAACCGTAAGCAGATGCAAGGCATATGACCTTACTAATTCAGCAAGTGGTCTTGAGTGGGCAGATGCAGATGAACCTGGATATGTAACAGTGTTTGCATACGGTATTAACAAAACTCTAACTGTTGACCAAAAATCAGATATTTTAATTGACATTCAGAATAAAACTGTTGCCGGTCTTGAACTTGAAGTTCGTGATGTAAACCTGGTCACCCTTACTGTAAGCATTGAGGTGGCGTATTCTTCTTCTTACGAAAGCACTGTAGTTCAAGAAAACGTTGAAACCGTTTTAACAAATTACTTTTCCCCGATTAACTATAGATTTACGGACGGAATAAAACTTTCTGAATTTTATTCTATAGCATCTTCAGTTCCTGGAGTTTTGTATATTCAGTCTTTAACCGTCACTCCTGGCTCTGGTGGAACAAGTAGTAGCGGAAATGTTCTTTTTACAAAAAAAGGTTCCTTGCCGTCTTTGGTTATTGCAAATACGACGGTTACTTTGGTGTCGGTAGATGAATGAAAACACTACAAAGACTATTAGACGAAAATGCGCTAAGAACTTATAGTGTTGAGACCAATCGCTCAATACCTTTAAGTTACGTAATAGCCAACCATGACTGGACGGTTGTTAGCACCAACCCTGCCGGTACTGCTTCACTCAGTGTAACCGGAGACGATTTCTATTGGTCGTCTCATTACGTTATTGAAATGTCCACAGGTCGTGTAGAACCTGTTGTTATGACACTAAATGTAAATAACGTTTTTGAAGTAGCCGATAGGGCGGGTATATTTGTATTTAGTTGTGTTGCTTATTCAAGAGACGAAAATATTACTATAAACGCTGCGCTTTATGATGCCAACGGAGTTGTTGACGCTGGAAATACACGAACAATCCAAGGTGGAACATGGGGGGCTGTAAGGTCAAACCAGATAACGATTGCAAATAACGCTCCAGCAAGTACTAATTACAAAGTTGTTTTAACTATTTCAAACCACAACGCTGGAAACGTTCGCATATCAACACCTAACTTAGTAAATGACATTGCATGGGCAAACTCTCCAGTTATACAAAGCATGCGTCCTTACGTTCCTGGTTTTTATCAGGATTACGACAGCAGAGAGGTTGACCCAACGTATCCATTTTTTAGATTTGTAGAAGTTCTAACTGACGCAATATCCGACACCATGTTTTTGTACAGTGAATGGTTTAGGTACGACAGAAGAGAAATACCACCCAATACCGCTTTTGATACCTATGAGAGCAAAAGTAGGCTCGTTGATTATCAACATGTAAGAAACGAAAATAGCGAATGGCTGTCCCAATTTTCTGGAAACAAAACTAAAAGTCAAATATATTTAAACAACACTGGAATTATAGATAATAACAACTTAGCCGCGTTTAAGACTTGGCAACTTTATCCTGCTGGATATGGTCGTGGTGCTGGAACTCAGTCCGCAATACGAGAGGCCGCCAAATTTGTTCTTACTGGAACAAAATCTGTAATTATCAGTCAAAGATACGACAACAACCCTTGGGCTATTAAAATTACTACGGTTGGTAGTGAAACCCCAGGTCTTGATATCAGACCAAACGTAAGATTAGCAAGCACTGTTAATGTGAACATATCTACAGGAGGTTTAGTTAATGGTGTGACTAACTTTGACGGCAAAACCCTCGTTACCGGTGACCGTGTTCTCCTGAAGAATCAATCAGCCCCAGCAGAAAATGGTGTATATATAGTTGCTGCCTCTGGGGCGGCTAGTCGTGCGACCGACTTTGACGCAGTTTCCGCATTAGAAGTTGCCGAAGGTGCGCTGTTCTTTGTTACTGAAGGAACCGTCAATAGCGGTATGGCATTCACTCTGACAACAGCAGTGGCAATTACTCTCGGTACAACAGGTTTGACTTTTGCTGAGTTTACTGACTCCCCGGAAGTATTGGCTGTTGTTGAACCAGCGAGACCTCTTGGATACTCAATTACTCACAGAGTGGTGGAGGAGTTCACGCTTACCCTTGGCGACCCTATTTATGGCGTACTCGGTACTGCTGTTCTGTGATGACTTAATGAGGCACAATATGTATATCCAAATAAACGTAATGCGGGCGGAAAAATGATTGCAGGAAATTACAACATGCTTTGTCAGCAAGGGTCTAGTTTTGCACGCGTCATAGCCCTTGAGCAGCCAAGAACCCCAACGGAACAGAACCCAGCCGAATACGAGGCCTACCCGCTCACGGGTCATACGGCACGAATGCAGGTAAGAAAGTATGTTGATTCGACCGGAAACCCATTGATTTCATTGACAACCGAAAATGGAAGAATATCCATAAATGGCGCAGCCGGTCTGATAACGCTATCTATAAGTGCTGCGGATACTGCGGCGCTTACTTCTAGCGGAGTCTATGACCTTGAAATCATTTCTTCTACCGGACTCGTATCAAGAGTTATTCAAGGAACATTCACTCTTTCTCTTGAGGTGACACGATGAGTAACACGCTTCCAAACAATGTAAACATTTATCAAGATACTCCCAACAATGTAACTGTTGACCAGGATGCACCAAACCTAGTTGTTGTTCGCTCAACTTCTCCTTCTAGCGCGCTTACAAATAGATTGGAATTTACTCAAGCAACCGCATCAGCAACATGGGTCATAGACCACGCACTCGGAGGCAAGCCACAGGTAACCATTGTGGATTCTGCAGATACCCATGTATTTGGTGATGTACAATACAATAGTAATACTCGGATTACGGTTACGTTCTCTGCGGCGTTTTCTGGAAAAGCATACCTAACATAAGGTGAAGTAAAAATGGCACAAAAATTTCTTACAAATATTGACCTAAACAGTAATCAACTGATTAATGCCAAATTTGAGGCCCTGGCTACAAACCCATCTTCCGGCAACTTTGAAGGCCGGATGTACTTCAATACTGCAACATACAGCCTTATGGTCTACGCAAACAGCGCATGGCGGAAGACAGTACATAGCATTGCTTCTGGTGGTGGCGCAGGAATCGCTGAAGCCCTTACAGTTTCTGAGTCAAATGGCACCGTAACTCTCACCCTCAATGTCGCCGATGCCGATAGTGCAGGCTTACTCAGTGCCGCATTCTTTGGTGACCTCAATGGAGCAACTTCAGCCGCCACTGCGAGCAAACTTGTAAAACGCGATGGAAGCGGCAATATAAGTGTTGCTGAACCCACCGATGCCGGTCACGCCGCTACCAAGGGGTATGTAGACTCGGCTCGTTCGGGCCTGGACGTTAAGCAGTCAGTTCGTGCGGCAACTACCGCTGCTGTTCTTCTCGCTTCTGGCCTAGAAAATGACGATGCAATTGACGGAGTAACGCTTGCTACTGGCGACCGTGTCCTCGTAAAGAACCAAAGTACTGCTTCTGAAAACGGTATTTACGTAGTTCAAGCATCTGGCGCTGCAGTTCGTGCAACGGACTTTGATGGCACTGGTGAAGTGTCCGGTGGGGCCTTCACGTTCGTTGAAGAAGGTACCGTAAACGCAGACTCTGGTTGGGTTGTTACAAGCAACGGAGCCATTACTGTAGGTACAGACGCAATCGCTTGGGCTCAGTTCTCTGGCGCTGGGTCAATCACTGCTGGCGATGGTCTTACTAAGAGTGGGGCTACGATTAACGCCGTTGGAACAGCGGGTCGTATCTCTGTTTCTTCAGACGCTATCGATATCGATACTACCTATGTAGGTCAAGCAACAATTACGACACTTGGGACGATTGCTACCGGCACATGGAACGGCACAGCCATTGCCGGCCAGTACGGTGGTACTGGAGTGGACAACACCGGCAAAACCATTACTTTGGGCGGGAACCTCACTACCTCTGGTGCACACGCTACGACGCTCACCACAACCGGCACTACGAGCGTAACCCTGCCCACAACGGGAACTCTCTCCACCTTAGCAGGCACTGAGACCCTTACTAACAAAACGCTCACTAGCCCTACGCTTACTACCCCAGCATTAGGCACCCCTGCCTCAGGAACGCTCACTAACGTAACTGGACTTCCGTTGACAACTGGTGTCACTGGAACACTCCCTATCGCTAATGGTGGTACTAACGCAACGACCGAAGCAACTGCTCGTACCAACTTGGCATCAACAGCCGCTGAAGCAACAGGTCGCGGAACAAGCACCCCAGCACTTGCCCGTATTGCTACTAAAGCCTGTGCTGCTCACGCTGACAATGTTTCAACAACGTCAGTGGTTCACAACTTCAACACTCTTGATGTAATTGTTCAGATTGTGGAAGTCGCTTCAGGGGCCACAGTTATTGGTGATGTCACCCGTACCGATGTCAACACAGTCAGCGTTACCCTTTTGGGTGCTATTGGTAACGGCGCATACAGAATTATTGTAACAGGTTAAGTAAATATTGCCCCGAGGGGCCCATCATAAGAGACGACTGAGGTCATGGCTCAAAAATTTATAACACCAATCACAATCAAGCAGTTATCTTCTGCTGGCTCTGATGGTTTAACAATTTTTCTTGATGGCGAAACTTATGCAAGATTGCAAGTTCAGGGCGGTGGACGACTTGTTTGGGGCGATGGCTCTGCTGCTGGTGACGTAAACCTATATCGCGATGCAGCAAATGTCCTTAAGACTGACGACACTCTCAAGGTTCCGATTTTATTTATTGATGGCATTGAGGTAGATACTTCTGGGGCTTCTTCTGGTCAAGTGCTTCGTTTTGATGGGGCAAAGTTTGTCCCATATACAGTAAGTGATGGTGCAACTGGACCTACTGGACCAACAGGTATAACTGGGGCAACAGGTCCAACAGGACTTACTGGCGCAACAGGACCGACTGGCGACACTGGAGCAACTGGTTCTGCTGGTGCCGCTGGTGCGACTGGTGCTACCGGACCTGCCGGAGCAACTGGATTGACTGGGTTAACTGGTCCTACAGGTGCCACTGGTCCTGCGGGTGCAGAAGGTGCTGCGGGTGCAAACGGTGCTGCGGGTGCAGAAGGAGCACCAGGAGCACCAGGCGCAGAAGGTGCAACTGGTGCAACAGGCCCTACTGGTGCTACAGGTCCAACGGGTCCAGAAGGTCCGACAGGTCCAGAGGGGATTCCTGGTCCTCAAGGGCCGCCTGGAGATACTGGCCCAAGCGGTACTCCCGGTGACCCTGGTGACCCTGGTGCGACAGGCGCAACAGGTCCTACTGGCCCTCAAGGTCCTACTGGAGATACTGGCCCAAGCGGTACTCCCGGCACGCCTGGTGCTACGGGTGCTACAGGACCTACGGGCCAATCACTTACTGGCCCTACAGGTGCTACTGGTCCTCAAGGTGCAACTGGTGCAACTGGTCTTAGTGCTTTTGAGGTTGCCGTCGCAAACGGTGAGGACGGTACTGAAGCATCTTGGCTAGAAGGACTAATCGGTGCTACAGGTCCTACTGGTCCTACTGGTGCTACTGGTCCTACTGGTGCTACAGGTCCAGTTGGCGCAACAGGACCTACTGGTGTTCAAGGTAACGTTGGCGACACTGGAGCAACTGGTTCTGCTGGTGCCGCTGGTGCGACTGGTGCTACAGGCGCTGGATATTTTGGTGTTACTTCTACTACATCAAACACTATTGGAGTTGGCTCAAAAACTTTTACCATTTCATCTCCATCTCCAAACGCATACCAGTCTGGTCAACGAGCACGAGCAATAAATCCAACATCACCAACAAACTACATGGAAGGCGTTATTACGGTATCGCTATCTACCTTAACCATGACTGTAGATACGGTTGGTGGTTCTGGGACTCATGGCATATGGAGTTTTTCTCTTGCTGGCAATGTAGGTGATACTGGTGCTACTGGTCCTACTGGTGCTACAGGCCCGACTGGCGCTACGGGCGCTACAGGAGCAACGGGGGATACAGGCGCAACTGGGCCTACAGGTCCAACTGGTGTTACAGGACCTACAGGTCCTACAGGACCTAAAGGTTTTAACTGGCGAGGTATTTGGGTTTCGGGTGTTTCTTACTTTGTTGATGATGTTGTGTTTTACAACGGTGGCGCAATTTCAGGGCTTGTTGGTAGTTCTTATATTTGTATTCAGGCTCATACCAGTGGAGGTATGGTTGGTTCTTTAGCCGACCCGAACCATTGGACTTTGGTGGCGCAGGTTGGTTCAACAGGACCCACAGGTTCTACAGGTTCGACAGGTCCTACAGGTCCGACAGGTGCAACTGGTCCTACGGGAGCAGGCGCTCCACTCACAAGTTCTGCAACCGCTCCAGTGTCCCCGTCTGCTGGTGACCTTTGGTTTGACACAACTACTGGTGCTTCATACATCTATTACAACTCGGCATGGGTTGAACTAGGTGGCGGTTCAATGTCGCCACTACCAGTTACTTCATCTACTCGTCCATCTGCACCGTGGGAAGGTCAGACGATTTATGAGACAGATACAGATTTGTTTCGTATTTACAATGGTTCGGCATGGCGAACAGTTACTTTTGCGACGCCAACAAACGGAACTGTATTGCAAACCGTGTATGGAGAAACATCCACGCAAACATCAAATAGTACATCAACTCTTGCTGACACTACTTTGACTGCAACCATTACACCGACTTCAACAACAAGCAAAATATTGGTAACAATAAATCATAATTGTTGCCAAAAATCAGCAGACAATGCTGAGAACAGGGGAACTATTCATTTGCTAAGGAATGGTACTGATATTAAAAATTTAAGTGGAAACCTGTTTTTGTATCAGGGAAGCGCAGTAAGACTTACTGGTTGTTTTTCAACTACATATTTGGATAGCCCTTCTTCTACTTCCGCCTTGACATACAAAACGCAGTTTTCTAATCCAAACAATACTGCTGCTTTTGTTGTTCAATACGATAGTTCTCCGTCAACTATTATTCTTCAAGAAATTAGCGGCTAATGCCAGAAATTACTTTTCCTGCTTCTCCGTATCAATATCAAATATTCACCGCTGGCCCTAAGAGTTGGCAATGGGATGGTTCCGTGTGGAACGCCTACTTCAATGAAAGCGTAGACTCCGTTTACGGAACTGGCGCTGATGGTGATGCCGTACTAGACGGAACTACAACAGTTCTAAGCATGGCTCCGTCTTCAAGTGTTTATTCAATGACGCGCGATATGTTTTTTAATGATTTGACCATTAATGCGAGCGTTCGGTTAGCGCCTAACGGATACAGAATCTTTGTCAAAGGCACATTGAAATTCATGGGTGCAGATTCCACGATTGGTTTTACGACTGGATACTCAACCGAAGGTTCAATCATGCAAGGCGGAGCAGCCGCTACCGCCGTTACTCACTCACTTGGCGGTTCAGCAACTGGATTCACAGCAACAGCGCCTCACTCAAATATGGGTGGTGCTCAGTATTTTCAAGTTCCTCACCAAGCAATAACTGGTTACGCAGTAACAGCATCTGGTGGACCTACTTTTCTTCGTGGAGGGGCTGGCGGAACTGCACAAGCAGGCGGTGGTGTTATCATCATCGCTGCTCGCTATATTTCTGGTCCTGCGTCAGGCACGGCTTACATCAAAGCCCCAGGAACTGCGCCTGCAGGCGGAGGAGTAATACTTATTGTTTCTTCTGCTGAAACATTGGCTTCTGGAATCACCACTGATGTGACTGGACAAAACGCAGGAACCGTTCACTATATGTCGCAGGTGTGATATGGCTATTTCTAGAATTGAAAAAAACGTCGCGCGCGAAGGCAATGATGCCATCTACGGAACTGGTTTAGATGGAAATGTTGTAATTCCTTCTGGCAGTACTGTCACTATCACTTCAGACATGCATTACAACAACCTTGATGTTCAAAGCGGTGGAATACTTTTTACAAACGGATACAGGATTTTCGTTAAAAATACACTGACCATCAACGGTCATGTCGGTATGAGTTCAGTCTCTGGTGGGGTTGTTGGTGAGACGGCATCCGCAGTGAGCGATGGAACAATCAAAGGTCAGTCCGCCATTTCATATCGTGCTGGCGGTCAGGGTGGTGGCTCTACGAATCCGAACATTCCAGTTTTGCCAAGTTTTCTTGTTAAAGACATAAACGCAATGTCTGGTGGAGTGTTCATGCACACATCGGGGATGATTCCTATCGGTGGAGGCTCTGGAGGAACAGTAGGAACTACGGGTGCTAACGGCGCAAGTGGAACACCAGCGAATCTTACGAACAGTGATACATGGCCTGGAAAGGCTGGAACCGCAGGGACTCCTGGTGCTGCAACTGGAAGCAATGGAGCACCGAACCCACATCGTGAATCAGTAGGCGCACCCGCAGGCAAAGGAAATACTGGCGCAGATGGAAATGTGACTGGCTTTACCGCTGGTCTTGGTGGGGCAGGAGGTCTTGGTGGGGCAGGAGGTACTGGTGGTCTCGGAGGCGGAGTTGTTTGCATTATTGCAAAACACATTGTTGGTTCTGGAACTTTTATGTCTATCGGTCGCTCTGGTGAAGCAGGAAGTGCAGGAACTTCAGGTTCTGCTGGAACCACTGGTACCGCTGGAACTGCGGGAACTCCTGGAACCAAGGCTCCCGATTTGGCTTACCATATAGCCCCAGTCCCTGTGCCTGCAACACATAACCCTAGTCATCATCATGGTGGCGCTATTTTTTCTGATTTCCACGCACATGGCGTAAACCCACACCCATACTCGGAGGCACATAACGGAAAATTTTCCCATCTACCCGCTGGTAATTACAACTCTCATCATTATCACCATACAGGGAGTAGACATCACCCTCACTCAAATGATGGTCACGGGGGTATACACTATTACGCACCCACTGGATACGCAGGAACTCACTACAAGGCGAATCACGCTTATCAACATTCCCACCCTGCAACAACTGGCACCTTTCATGGACGCATTGAACATCTCCATGCAGGGGGGACCGACGGTCATGCTCATGTGGGTCATGGTCATCCAGGGCACACACATACTTACGCAAACGGTCATGATTTAGGAAACGGAACCAACCAAGGCGGTGGAATGCAGGTAAGCGGTGGACACCATCATGGACCCCACCATTACGGTAACGGAGTAATGGACCTGAATCGGTGGAGCCATCACGCAAACCCTGCCGCAGCGCAACCAGATGGTCACTGGATAGGTGGAGCGGGAGGAGCAGGAGGTGCAGCAGCCCCTGCCCAAACTGGTACAAGTGGTCAACCAGGGGTTGATGGCAAAAGAGGCGGCGCAGGTGGCGGAGGTGCTATTCTCGTAGTTAGCGACTCTGTAGCGGGTACAATTACATACGACACTCGGGCTGGTTTAACCGCTGATTCCGATAACTTTGCTGCTTCTTCTGGGTCAGCATACATTTTGATTAATTTATAGGAGAATCATGGAATTGAATTTAACAACAGAACAAAAACTTCAGTCTTTACAAAACGCTGAAGTAACACTGAGTCACGAAATCTACAACACTCTTTTAAGAGTTGGGGTTGACCCAGAAGTTTTTGAAGAATCAGACATTGAAGAATTGAGAGTTCCAGGGTTTGACGGAGAGGTTCTTCGTCTTGAAAAGTTGCTACTTTCTCTTTCTGTAGTGAAACAAAAGTTGTCAACTATTTAATAATGAAAAGACAGATTTATGTCCCTTTTCCTTTGCTGGAAAACGGGCAAATACCTGAAAAGGCTGTTTTGTTATCTAGAGAGACAAAACTTGGGATACAGGTTGGCGATGAGGAAGACTCTAGATATAGCGCTATTCAGGTTATTGAGATACCAGAAGGCAGGGGCGTTTCATATGACAAACAAGTTCGTGCTGGATTTATACAATCTTTTGACTATTTAGACGAATTTTCTATTTTTGATGAAAGTACGCAACTTGATTTAAAACTTCCTAACGGAAATGTCAAGACCTTAAAGCCTCGCATTAAAGAAAGACATGTACTTCAATATAGAGAAAGATTCTATGATGAAGGTAGTTATTCTTTTTTAATTACAAGCCTTGTTGAAAAAGAAAAAAAAATATTGGCTGAAGGAGTTTTTGAAGTTTTATGATTGTAGACAATCCCGCTGTTTGCATCTCTATTTATAAAGATGTGTTTAACCCAAGTAATTTTATTAACCGCTTTGAAGAAGCAATAGCCAACGGTTTTGGCGAAGACCTTTGCTGGGATGTATCCAGGATTGGGAATGGTGAAAATAGCCAATACAGAACCTCTTTATCCAGTTCTGTAACAACACTTCTCCCGCCATATCCAGAGGATGAACTGTCATCAGTTTTTAGAAAAGAAGTGTATAGACCGACTATTGATGTTGTTCATGACTATGTAAGAGAACACAGACTTTTCAATGGAGCACATGAATTGATATCCATACTTAAATATTCAGGACTTGCTGAGTATCACGCACATCATGACCACTCCCCTGACTCAAGAAGGGTTTTCAGTTTGGTTGCATGCCTCGGAGAACCTGACGAAGGTGGCGAACTTGAGTTCCCAAATTTTGATGTAAAAATTAAATTGAACGCTGGCTCTGTAATTCTTTTTCCCAGTAATTTCCCCTATACACACATAGCGCATCCAGTGATTAGCGGAACGAAATACTCTATGGTAACTTGGTTTCAATGAGCATGAGAGAACAAACAAAACAACTGTCATTCGGAATCATTGGGTCTGGAACTGCTGGCCTAATAACCGCACTGATGCTAAGAAAAGCGTTTAGTAATGCAGAGATAACAGTAATCTCATCTTCGCAGATAGGTATTATTGGCGTCGGTGAAGGCAGCACTGAACACTGGTCAGAGTTTATGCGTCATTGTGACATTGACCTTGAAGAGATGATTGTTTCTACAGACGCAACTCACAAGTATGGGATTAGTTACGAACACTGGACTACACATACCCCAAGGTATTTTCATAGTGTTGGTGATGTTGATGAACTTTTTGCGTGGGGAGCACACGCAACATACGCAAGTTTTATAGAAAGCAAGAAGTTATTTACTAACCAAACGACATCTGTCGGTTTAGTAAAAAACAAAATCAGAGTCAACGGTCTTCATCGTTCTACTAACCAGTTTCATTTTGATACTCACAAACTTAATGAATACTTTATTTCTCTTTGCTTCAGACGCAACATACGATTTATTGAGGGAATAGTTGATTCAATTGAGGTCAACAACGAAAATGGAAACATTAAGTCCGTTTCAACAGATAACAAACAATCTGTTGAGGCAGATTTCTGGTTTGACGCTTCTGGTTTTAAAAAAGTCTTAATGGAAAAACTAGGAAACCACAAATGGAACTCGTTTAACGATTATCTTCTTTCGGATTCTGCTATTGCTTTCCCCACTGAATCAGACCCCTCTGGAGAAATACGACCATACACAAGGGCGATGGCTGGGGATAACGGGTGGATGTGGGAAATACCAACCCAGCAAAGACGAGGTAATGGTTATGTTTTTTCCTCTCAGTTTTGTGATGAAGAAAAAGCAATTGCTGAAGCAGAAAAAAGGTCTGGTTATAAAATATTAACCCACAAATTTATTAAATTTGATGCTGGCTACATGGAGTCACCGTGGGTTAAAAACTGTGTTGCCATAGGTCTTGCTGGTTCTTTTGTTGAGCCACTAGAAGCCACAAGCATTGGTTCTTCTATTCAGCAAATTAAAATGGTGATACCGTACTTGGCTTCTTACGAAAGTTCTTACACGAAATCGCAAAAGCACTTTAACAAAGCCTATGGTGAAGTAATGAGAAACATCCTAACAATGATTAGGCTTCATTATTATAGCGACAGAACAGACACTCCCTTTTGGAAAGCAATGTCCGAAATGCCCGTGAATGACGAACTTCAAGAACTTTTGGATATTTGGTCAGAAAGACCGCCCCATCGCTCAGATGTGCCACATAAACATATGGAACTTTTTTTGACTCCACATATTGCCCATGTTGCTCAAGGTCAGGGCGTTTTTTCTTCAGAGCCTGCAACCAGAATGATAGACAGGTTAAACATACGCCGCGATGTTGAAAATGAAGTTTCAAAAATGCGAGAGTCTCGCAACAACCACGAACTTATTGACCATGCTCAGGCTCTAAAGAACCTGCATACGGTTGACGAAGATTGGGTTTTGTGAAGAACAAAAAACTAAAACCTGGAGAAATTCGCATAACGCCAATAGACAACAGGCTTAACGAGATGCCTCCATTCATTAATTCGGTTGAAACACAGCCAGCATGGTTTAAAAGGATTCACAAAAATCCAGGTTCACTACGCAGGTGCGCAGGGATAAACGATTTTTTTAATATAGGAATAACAATTCCTTGTTGGACAAACTTTAACTTCAGACCAGGACAAGATGGTGCGTGGGAAACAAGAGGAGCGGGTTTTGGGTTCCAACAAGGAGAAACGAGCATGGGGGCAGTAGAGTCTTTCCCTTTTGCTGCAACAGGAGAATGCCCAGTTAGCGCAGTAAGAAGTAGTGAATTTTCAAAGGCTCAGTATCCCAAACTCGTGAACCCGTGGAGGGTGGAAACAGCACCAGGATGGTCTGTCTTGATTCTTCCAGTTATGTGGGAACCAAATAAAGACTACGATGTTTTGCCTGCTGTAGTGCATACCGATTTTTACCACACAGCCAATATTGTTTTAAACATTAAAGGTGATTCTCCATTTTCAATAAAGTGGGGAACACCTCTGGCACAGTTAATCCCTTTTGAGCGCAAGACAAATATTGATAAATTAATTGTTGCGGACGAAACTAACTTTAAATATGTTGCTAGCAAAGGATTTGGTACTGGGCACATTGCCCCATTTGGAGGAACTGCGGCTCCATACAGGCGAGAGCGCATTAAGGTTGACAAGAAACTAGAAGATGAGTTGCTTGATAAAAAGGGATTTATCTCTAGGTTTTTTTAGATAATATATTATTATGGACTTTAACACAAACATGACTACTGCCGAAAGAATTGCATACCTTGAAGGTATTGTTGTTCTTTTGCACCAAAGCATTTATCAGGCTTGTGCTATATCAGAAGTAGATGTAGATTCTATTGATTTAGATAACCCTGCTTCATGGGAGCCTCTTATCTACGGAGAAGCCAATCCAACTTACTTTGGTATAGCAAGACATACTATTGTTCAGAACATAAGAAAACTAAATCTTGTTAATAAGAAATTAGGTGAATTGAAAAATGCTTGAACCAGAAATACTATTAAAACAGTCTGACCCAATGAAAAAAGGTGTTTTTTTTATTGAAAAATGCTTTTTTGTGACTAATGAACAAACTCTAAACTTTGGAGACCTTGTTCGCTGCGACACTCTTTCGTATACGGGCATACTTGTTTCTCATGGAACACCTTACGAGAACCATAGCATTACACCGTATTCAAAGTCTTCGGTTTCTGAATGGTCAATGGAGGTGAATCAGGTTGCTAGATACGAACATGTAATGGATGTGTCGCCTCACTTCTACATATCGTACTTGGAATATAAGTACTGGGGAGACATACAGCCAGACCCCACCCCTTCAACCATGTGGATAGGTAAATCTATATTCCAATTCTTTAAGACAATGAGAGAATGGTCATTTCTTGCTGAAGAGCCATTTAATTCCGACCACCCAATGGCTACATATTCAAAACTTGCTCTTGAGACTTTTGACCCACCTCAATCAATTCTTGATGAACTGGATTCATTACCAGACATGCATCTGGCTAAGTTCTTCAAAGGTCAAGACGATTACAAAATGATTCCTCATCCGTATCCTGAAGCGTCAGAAGAATTCAAGGCATGGATTGTAGAACTTGCCAATACATACAAACAAAAGTCGTTTGAAGAAACCTTAGACTTTTAAAGGAACAAATGCCAGTAAATGTAAACGACCTAAAACTTCCCTATGTTGTCCCTAAGATAATAAAATCCGAACACGGTACATACGAGCAACTAGAAATAGCACTCAATGCCAGCAAGGAAAACTGGCTGGCTTCTTCGGGTCTTTCTTTTGTTGTAGTAAACCACGAGCATTCTTTGGCAATGCTAAAAGACAAGAGATGGCACAACGCCCTCTATCTTTTTAGTGAAAACAACCCTCATCTTAGTGAATCAGATAAAGCCAATAGAAAACAGTCAATAATTAACCTTGAAGGGCTAGACCACGCTCGTCTTAGAAAAATTGTAGGACCTGTATTTTCTCCAAAAGTTGCTGACTCATTGCGTCCTGAAATGAACAAAGCAATTAATAAAATAATTGATGAGATTTCTGACCTTTCGGAATTTGACTTGCAAGTAGAAGTGTTTGACAAGTATCCGTCTTATATTATTTCTAAAATTATTGGAGTCCCTCATTCGGATTGGCAAATGTTTGGTCAGTGGGCTGATGATGTTTTCAAGACGTTTGGTGGAAACTATGACCACGACAAAGAAACCGTAGTAGATACCCAGGCTCAACTGTCTGCATATGTTCGTAAACTAATTGCTGAAAAACGAGAAAACCCAACAGACGACTTAACTAGCCTTTTGATTAAGGCGGAAGTTGACGGGGAAAAACTTACAACTCTTGAAATATCTTTATTGATTAACGCGGTTCTTTTGGCTGGTATAGACACGACCAGATGTCAACTTGGGCTTATTGCAATCATGCTGGAAGACAAACCCGAAATGTTAGAAATGCTCCGCAATGGCGAAAACGTAGAAGACATACTAGAAGAGTGCATTCGTCTAGACAGTGTGTTTAGATACATGATTAGAATCGCGTCTGAAGACATTGAATACAACGATGTTCTTTTTCCTAAAGGAACCATCATGGGGGTCACCCTAACTGCAGGGAATCACGACGAATCAGTATTTGAAGATGCTGAAAAGTTCATTATTGATAGACCGAACAGAAAAGGCGCAACCCTTTCGTTTGGTGCCGGTATTCATTACTGTCTAGGTGCCGCTTTGGCCAGGGCACAAATGCAGGAGTGCATGAAGGTTGTTGCAAAGAGAATTGGCGATTATTCAATCGTGGGGGAAGCACAATTCAGAGAATCATACGAATCTGTATGGGGACCACGCTCTATAAACATTAAACAGAAAAAGAAATATATTAATCCTTTTCTATGGTTATAAAGATGCTGCAAAAAGTAATACAAGCGACCAAAACAATCTCCCACAAGGGGTATTGGACTAAGCCGAATGTCGTAGAGGCGTGGGGATTTGCCACCAAGATTGCCATTATCTTCCCTGGTCTACTTCTTGGTCAACAGTGGTGGTGGGTTTACATCTTTGCCATCGCTTCCAGCATCGCCCTCATTTGGTCATCCACAGAAAAGACCCTTCCAACAATCATTCTTTTCAATGTCGCGTGGGTTGTTTTGGCCAGTCTTTCTATCCTCAAACACTTCTGGTGGTTCTAATGCGTTTTCATGTAGTTTCCCTGCCTCATACAAACATCACTGAAGACTTCACGGCTTGCGCCTATACAGAAAAGGTTCGTAAGTTCTGCATCATGATGAAGAACCTCGGTCATACGGTTTTTCTATATGGCGGAGAGTTCAATGAAGCGCCCTGCGACGAGCATGTCACCTGCATCACAGAAGAACAGCGCCTGGAGGCTGTAGGGAATAACCACTACTCGGCTGCGTCGTTTGATTGGAACCTTCCGCATTGGGTTGAGTTCAACGGCAATGTAATCAAAGGCATTAAAGAGCGCCTTGAACACAAAGATTTTATTTGTCTTATTGCCGGTTACGCATCTAAGCCAATTGCTGATGCTTTTCCTGACGAGTTAAGCGTAGAGTTCGGTATTGGCTATGGCGGGTCGTTTGCGCCGTTCAAAGTATTTGAGTCCTACGCATGGATGCACTCTTGCTACGGGTCCAAGGTTACCGACCCACATGCGCTTGATGGCAAGTTTTATGACACGGTAATTCCTAGTTACATTGATGTTGAGGATTTTCCTTTACAAGAGGCTCCAGACGACTATTACCTCTTCATAGGACGGCTTATTGAGCGTAAGGGCTATCAGATTGCAGTTGATGTCTGTAAACATCTCGGCAAACGACTACTCATAGCGGGTCAAGGGAATCCTCCGGATTACGGTGAATATATGGGAGTCGTTGGAACAGAAGAGCGAGCCGAATTGATGGGCGGTGCAATTGCTACATTTACGCCAACTATTTACGTTGAACCTTTTGGGACAGTAGCGATTGAAGCGATGGCGTGTGGGTCTCCAATCATCTCTACGGATTGGGGCGCGTTCACTGAAACCGTCATTGATGGAGTCACTGGATTTCGTTGTCACACCATGAAAGAGTTTGCTGAGGCTACGGAGAATGTGAAAACTCTTGACAGAGCCGCGATTAGCAAATACTCAAAAGACCGTTACGGATTAGACGCGGTTGGCTTGATGTACGAAAAGTACTTCACCCGTCTTCAAGGCTTGTGGGGCAAAGGTTTCTACGAACTTTAAATATCAACTACTTGCGCCCTGCCCAATTTAATTGACGTAAAATTGAGTTGAGTTCTACCAACAAGAGGGTTTTAAATGCCAATCAAACTATTTCAGGATGGTGATGTTCTTACTCATACTGACGTGAACACCTATTTCATGGACCAGGCTCTTGTCGTTTTTGATGACGCAACCCAAAGAGATGATTCATTTCAGGGAGCACTTGAGCCAGCATTGTCCGAAGGAAGAATTTGCTACCTAAAAAGCGACGACAAAATCTATATTTATACCGGTGCGGGATGGACGCCACAGTTGGCGCTAATTGAAGAAGGGGTTGTTACTTCAGCAAACATTCTTAATGGCACTATTGTAAACGGTGATATTAATGCTTCCGCTGCTATTGCTCATAGTAAATTAGCAAACGCTACAGCAGGACAAGTTCTTCTCGGAACTACCACAACCGGTGTCGTAACCGCAACAACAGTATCGGGCGATGTGACAATCACTGGTGCTGGAGTGACTTCCATTACCTCTGGAGCGATAGTCAATGCTGACATTAATGCTTCCGCTGCTATTGCTTTGAGTAAGTTAGCGACTGGTGCATTGCCGACTGATATTACTGTTACTTCAGCCAACTTGGTAGACCTGTCAATTGTTGAGGCTGATATTGCAGATGGAGCCGTAACTTCTGCAAAAATTCTTAACGGCACAATTGTCGAGGGAGACATTGCAGATGGTGCTATAACCTCAGCCAAAATTCTTAACGGCACAATTGTCGAGGGAGACATTGCCGATGGTGCTGTTACCTCAGCCAAAATTTTAGATGGAACTATTCTCAACGGAGACATCAACGCTTCTGCCGCCATTGCGTACAGTAAACTTGCGTTGTCTAACTCAATCGTTGCAGGCGACATTACTTCTGCTGCTGTAACTAACGCCAAAATAAACAACGGTGCTTCAGGTGACGTTGCATTAGTATCTGTTTCTACTTCCGACCCTACAGGTGGCAAGAATGGTGACATCTGGGTCAAGGTTGTCTAATGCCCAAAGTTGGCTCGCAATCCCCACAAGCAAAATCGGGTGGTTCTTGGAAAGCCTGGTCTAATTTTTGGGCTAAACATAATGGTTCGTGGAAAAAACCATTATCCGTACACGTAAAATCTGGTGGTTCTTGGGTCAAAGTATGGGATGAACGCCCTGCATTTTTGGATATGGCAATATCTCGTACTTGGTATTATGATTCAGGTGGAAACTTTACAATTGTAGATTATTTCATTACAGGTTCTTGTATTGCTAATGGTTTTAGTACCACAATTGTTTGTACCGTGGATGGGACCCCTGTAACTATTAGTCCTAGCAGTGTGTCTGCCAATTCAGTAGTTTCATACTCAAGCACCTTCATAACAAGTTATACGTTTATTGGTTATGGTCCTGGTTCTTTAACCATAACTTTTACGGCAACCAATTCATCAGGTTCCGACACGGTAACGCCTACCCAAACTGGCTAATCTGCATATTGGGGGTGGTAGCACCAACCAAAGCAGCAAGTACCACTATAATGTTGGCATGACTACACCTTGGCAAGAATGGAAAAAAAGAAACGCTGAACGGCAGTCTCGCGGACAGTCTTCCCCGCTTGATTTTGTAAACCCTGAAACCAACTATGCCCCTGTTGATGAAATACAACGAAGAATGTCTATCTGTGAAAGTTGTGAACATTATCTTAAAAGCAAGCAATGTTCTCAATGTGGCTGCCTTATGCCTTTAAAAACTCGTCTTGCTCACGCAGTATGTCCAATAGATAAATGGTAAAAACAACTCCCGTGCTAAAATAGATTATGCACGGGGGTGTATGTGAAGAAATTTTTACAGTTGACAAGACTATTGATTTTTGTCCCTGTCGTGTTTCTGGCAGTATTTTCACCAATTGCTAAGACGCTTGCTTCCGACAATCAGGGTCCAACGACATTTACAACAACTGGACCAAACGACTACTATTTTGAACTCGCCGCCGGAACAACTTTTACCCTAAGAACCTACGCTCAGCAGTATGGTATTGATAGTCAGTTATGGTTATACGACAGCGAAAACACCGTTCTTGCCGTAAACGACGACTACTTCGGCTTGGATTCCTACATTTCCTACAATGTCCAGACGACCGGCACGTATCGCCTCCGTACAAGTATTTGTTGTGGAAACCCTGATAGGTGGACTGGAACTTCTTATGTAGTGGAGTCAGGCTCTGCACCGACAAACGCTCCACCTACTACGACAACCACCAGTACTACTACCAGTACAACTAGTACTACAACTACCACTATTGCTCCGTATCTAAACAGTCCACAAAACCTAGTAGTTACATCAAGTAATGAAAGCAAAGTTTATTTGTCATGGGACGCCCCAGAACAATCAAATACACAAGTAGAGAGATACGCGGTTTTCTTCTCAAACAATAACTGGGATTCTGGTTGGGCAATTTCATCTATGGGGACATCTGCAATTGTTGAGAACCTGGAATCAGGAACCATCTATCAATTTAAGGTTCGTGCCGATAACGATTCTGTTTCAGTTTATTCAGGATGGAGCAATGAAGTAGAGAGAAAAACTACCGCTACAACTACTATAAACAGTACGACAACTACCGAACCAGATGTTGTGCCCCCTCCTATTGAGACGATTCCAACAAGTAACACCACTGTTTCAATTCCAGAAACAGCAACACCAGTGGAGGTAGCCCCAGTTGAGACACCCACGAGCGAAAGTTACCCCGAAGGTGATGGACCCGCCGCCTCGGTACCACAATATGCCCCCGAACAAGAGACAACAACACAAACGGACGAACCGCCGATAGTTGTTCCAGCAGACACTCAAGAAGCAGCAGATGCAGCAGTCG